TAAGTTTCAATGCCTGCATATGAAACAAAGTCATTAGTTTCTCTGACTTCTCCATACCAGTCATTAGTTTCATACTCAACTTTATATTGTCGCTCATCTGCCCACACTTGTAGGTGCTTCATCAGACCACCATAAAGGTCGCCTGTACCAGGAGAGTACAGACGAATAGTTCCATCCCAGTATTTGTATCTGGGGTTCTTCTTCAGGAACTTTGCTTCAGGCACTTCAAACGAAAAGTAATCTGAGAGCTCCTGATGTACATGTGGCTCAGCAGATTGAATGGTAACGTATACTTCGTTTTTCTTTTTAATACTGAGGGTAGTCATCATTGTCCATTAACGAATTTCTCCCACTCAATGGCACTCTTGACCTGGAAACCTCTATTAGAAATTTGACGCATGACTTGATCTAACCAGTAAAGCATCTGGTCTAAGTATTTGATCTTTGCCTCAAGGTTGATGATCTCTTCATCTGCCTCAAGGTAAGTTCTCATTTTCTCTGAAGTCTTAATGCTTGATCCGAATGGTTTAGCAGCATAGGTCTTAGCATCTGCTTCGCCTGAGTAATACTCACGCTTATTTTTTACCAGTTTGCGGGTCTCAAATTCCAGCGAGGTTTTGATCTGCTGAATGTCAGTGTAGTGGTTTAAGTATTTATTGTGTTGGAAAGGGATGGATAATGCGAGTTGCCCTAGATCCGTGGTATACTGTTTGTTCTTAAACTGAAAGTCAACTGCAGAATCTTCTGCCCAGTCCTCTCTCAGTTTGTCAAATTTATTACGAAGGGTTTCAAAATTCATGCACGTGTTCTAAACGATTCGGTACGTATTACATATTTTTCATACTTAAAAACAACATCTGCTGTTAAGTACTCAATATCTCCTACTGTAGCATCAAATGGAACACTAGACAAGCTTACAGGAAATATATTTGTAAATTCAACTTGATGGTTTACGTTACTGTGTGATGATAAAATTTGAAGTATGGCATAAGAATACTCATCTTTATCAGTTGCTCTTCCTTCTGACAATCCATACTCACGAATCCAATCATGGATTGCTAGATAATTTTCCATCTCTTCATCAATGATAAAACGTATTGCTAAATCACCAAAAGATACTCCTCCACTAGGAGCTATAGGAATATTTCTAAACGGTGTTGGAACTTCCGTAAAGGGCATAGAGATCTCTGGAATAGATGCACTTTGACAGAAAAAATCTACCCCCTTGAAGAGTTCAAGATTAAATTTGAACCCAACAGGAGATAGAAAATTTCTATTTGTTGGTTGCTCTTTATACCAATTAGCAGCCATGTCAACTTCCCAAGCTGATACTATTTATCCTCGTTATACCAGAAGTCCTCCCAGTCTTTTTCATCTGCCTCATAGATGGGGCAAGGTTCTTCCATCAATACATCATTTTTTATTTTCACAATTCTTTTTTGAAGGACTTTATAATCTTCTTCTGTCATAAACGAAATTCCTGCACAATATCTAAAATATCATTCAATGCTTTGTGATAACCATCACGCCATTCATTGGAAATATCGTCATTACAATCTTCATATAAATTTGTTTTTAATTTATAAATTCTAGGTTCAATTGTAATTTTTTTTAGTTCACCTTTTGGCATAAGTTGCACCTTCATTAAATTTTACTTTAGCAAATGCTTTCCTATAATATAACGAAGATTTGTCTCCTGCTTTTTCTAGTTGTGCCAAAATAGATGACCAAATAATATATTGCATTTGACTACGCATATCGTACTCACAAATATAAACTATGTAGACATAAAAAAAGGAGACCTTTCGGTCTCCTGTGTTGATTTCGTAATGAAAATCACATGAGGTTCTGAACCAATACACGACGGTAGTACTGGTTACGTGAAGCGGTAAGTGCTTCAGCGTCAGGTGTACCGTTAGACTGGGTGACGAATGGGTTAGCGACCATGCCGTAGCGGGTCTTAAATCCAATCTTGGGCTGGAAGGTGTCAGGACCAATTGAGCGGACCATCTGGAGGGGTACATATGGGCAGTAGAACAATCCACTGTCATAAGGTGAAGTACCCTTATAACCAACTACGTAGTAGTGTGAGTTAGAAACGTTAGCAGAGTAAGGATCAACATAGACCTTGATTCTACCGTTCATGGTTCCAACTAGAAGGTTACCAGTGTCATCAACTTCACCGATGGAAGGACCACCAGCACCAGTTAGACCTGAGGTGTAGTCTAGCGTACCAGACATCGCGAGAGCAGAAGCAACATCAGCAGAAGTGATGATGAAGTTGCCCTTTCCTCTACGAGTCTCTTGTGCGATTGCGTTGGCATCGCGCTCAATTTGGAACATAAGTCCCTTAAATTTCTCAACTGACCATCTGCCGTTGGAGTCAACGTCTAGGTCAAAACGACCAGCGTTGGCAGTGTTGTTCTGAGCACCAGGCTTAGCGATGGTGTATACAGTACGGACAACTTCACGGTTGATCTCAGCAAGGATCTCGCTAGACAGAATGTTAGCAAGTTCCTGTTCAGCATCAAGACCGTGGATTGCCTTAAGGTCTTGTGCCAATTCCAAGGTGTATTCTGCTTTGAGAGCTCTGGACTTAGCAGTCACAGAAGTCTTCTCAATGCTGAATGACATCTCGCGGAATAGTTTTCCGCTTTCTCCTAGTGCCTCAGCGTCCTCACGTGCCATGGGAGTTACGCCACGGTCATAAGTACCCGAATCGTTAAGAAGACCAGGGTTGCTGCCTGCAACGGGGTTAGCGGTGTCGTATGCGTTTGCGGTTGCATCGTATCCTGCAGAGAAGTCGTTGTCGGGCTCGTTGTACAGTGCTTCAACACCGTCACGACCTTCATACTGACTCTTCATTGCGAAGATTAGTCCAGTAGGACCAGACATTGGTTGTACACCACAAATGTCATATGCTACGAGGTTAGGCATAGCACGACGGATGAGGCTGATCATTACTGGATCAAATCCAGCAAGACCACCAGTTTGGGTCGTTAGACCTGAACCTGAAAGAGCGTTGACGCCGATAGCACCAGCAGAGTTACCTGCTGCTCCACCTGCTTCCATAAGCATACCGCGCTCTTCGCGCATAAATCTTTCTTGGTTTTCTAACAGAACAGCGGTAACACTTTTTCTATAGTTGTCGGTGATGGCAGAAGAGCCTTCGTGACCTAGAACAGGTGACCACTTTTCCGTTAGAGCTTTTGCGTTAAACATTTTTAGCTCCGATTGGAAAAATTGGGTTAATTATTATTGCCAGCGATTTAGAGCGGTAAGGTATTGTGCCATTGCTGGTGTTACCTCTTCGCCTAATCCTTCAACTGGACTTTCGTCTGCAACCTCTGCTGCAGGTGCGGTTGCTTCTTTGAAGTAAGACTCCTTGATAGTTGCAACCTTCTTAGCGAATGTTTCTTCTGAAACAAACTCTAAACCCTCAGCGAGTGCTGCGAGTCTTTCTTTCTGAGTGTCCGCCAATCCTTCTGACACAGTGGACAGAATATTTAGTTTTGCGGACTCATTAAGACGATTTTGTAGTTTCACGTTTGCTTTGACCTGTTCGTCAAGGCGCTCTTCCATTTCACGAATAGAATCAGCCATACCCTCTACCACGTCAACTTTGTCGTCGGGGATAGAGATGTAGTGCTCTTCAAAGAGATTCTTGAGACCTGCAATGAAGTCCTCAGTAATCTCATTTCTGATTCCACGGTCAACAGCAACTTGATTTTCTTCAATCCATTGACCGATGGCGTAGTTCACAGTGCCATTAACATCTTCAGACAATTCGGATTTAATTTCCGATACTTGCTTGTCTAGTTCGTTGGCAAAGTGTTCTACAAGCTTATCATACTCTTCAGAAATTTTTGCTTTGACTGCTGCTTCAAAGATAGTCTTCGCTTTCTCTGCAAATTCTTCTGAGAGTTCTGTACCCTCTACAAGGGCACTAATGTCAGATGACATATCCAGCTCTTCAAATGCTGGTTTGATAGGATAAGATACGTTGGGACCTTTTTTAGTTCCGTATGCTACTTCAGCACCAACGGAAGGTGTTGGATCACTGCCAGGTGCTCCTGAAGTTGAAGTAACACTGCCATCCTGTGAGACAGGTGCTGCTGCCTTAGCACCAGGATTTTCTTCACCTTCTTCTTTGTTAGAATGAAGTGGTTCAGATTGAGAACCGCCAAGATCAGTCTGTGACTGATTAGGTGCAACTGATGTAGGTACTGTTGGCATTGGATCTCCGCCAGCACTTCCTCTTTGTTGTGGATCACCCGAAACTGCCGAGGGATCTGAACCTGTACCAGGAATTACTGAAGCAGTTACACGAGGCATGGGATCTGCCCCAGCTTCCATAACGATTTGCTGCTCGCCCAGAAACTCCTCAAACTTTTCATTTAACATGTCTGACATCTTGAGTCCTTCCGTAAATCTTATGATTATCTATGTTTATTTATTAAATTACAAACCTGCGAGGAAGTTTTGGAACACCTTAAGTGTTCTCTCCTCTAGGTTTTGACGATTGGATTCGTCAATATAACGTTGGTATTTAGCAACTTTGGATTCTTTTAAAATTCCATTGTCCCAAACCCACTCTTTACCTTCCATGATTCCGTTTATGAAAGCGTCTGGCGCAGAAGGATCTGATACGATATCTGCGGCAGTTGCTAGCATGAAATCATCCATGACATAATTAGCATCTTCGCGCTTATCAATACTTCCCATACCGCGAGAAGATACACCAAGTTGCACTCCTTCATCTAGAAGATTCTTGGCAATTTTTCCCATTGGAGTATCTAGGATTTGTGCCTTTCCAATAAAATTATTACCTTCTGATCTAAGTTCGGTAATTCTGTGGGAAACTCTATCCAAGTTAACAGTAGGACCATCAGGATGACCCAACTCACCAAGAGCACGTTTAGTTTTAACATACTCCTCATTGTAACGATTAACTTCTTTTTCTAAAACACCAAAAGGATACACTCGTCCATTCCTATTTCTAAGTTCGGACTGAAGAAATACACCTTCAATGTATAATTTCTTGTTATCACCTTTACCTTCGGTGATAACTTGAACATTTTCAATCGTTTCCGTTATCAGTTTCATTAGTTTCAGTATCCGTTGGTTCGTCAAAGAATGTGTTCGCAACAGTTTGCTTATACGTTGACATAGAATCTGATGCTTTCGCATAGAGCATGTCATGAATAGCTTCAATTGCTTTTGCTCTTTCGTTATCTGCAATTGCAGAAACGACATTGATAACTTCCGCTTCAGGGTTTGCCTGTTCCATAGTTAATAATCTCAATATCTTTTATTTAGTATCTGAAGAAGGTTTGGGTTCATTCTTCGCCATTTTTAACTGACGTTGGTGATCAATTTCCGCGTCTTCTTGTCCTCTTAACTGTAGATTGTCTGCTTGCTGTGATTGAATTTCAGGAGCATATGCTTGGTTCTGACGATCCATCATATCAAACGTATTGACATCTACAGGATTCATTGATAGACCAGAATTAATTTCAGATTTCATTTGAGAATCAATTTCTTTGAAATCATTCTCAGTTTGTCTGAGAATTTCTCTACGAACATATTCAATTGAAAAATATTTTCCAACAAAAGGATCCATTTGAGTTGCAAGATTAATTCTTTGTGTCATCATCTCTTGCTCTTTCAACTCATTGAAATGGTTGTCAAAGATGAAGTCGTACTGGATATGCTCCTTCATATCATCCCAGTCTTCAGGAGAAATTACTCCTTTAAGAATAAGTTGTGTTTTTAGGATATCGTGGAAGAGCTCACTAAATCTTTTACGCAGTCTTCCGATAAATTTGGTAAATTTAAGTTCGTCACGGAGGACTTCTGTTGATTTACCAAGATTAAATCCTTTGTTATCATCGGTGAGACGAGATGGGGGAAGATTGAGTGAGTTATAAAGTTTCTTTT